ACATCATCAATCATAGCCATGTTAAGTTTTAACAACTTATCTTCAGCAGTAGATACACCTAATGCGTGTAGCCATGCTTCGTCCAGTGCGTTCTCGGAGTCAATAAGAACTACAAATATTCCTTGTTCTTGTGCGTGTCTAACGAGGTTTCCTGAACAGATGAATGACTTACCTGCTCCTGACTCTCCGGCAAAGACAGTAACTTTACCAAGAGGAACGCCTTTATTAAAATCGCCACTAATGAGATAATTGAGAGCATAGTTACCAGTTGAAATCCAATCAGTAGGATCGTTAAATCCGATTGATAGACCTTCAATACTTTTTGTAATGTCCTTACGGAACTTACTAATGTCAAAAGGTTTTCCCATTTTAATTTTCCACTTCCATTGCGAGAGCTTCTTTAGCTACTTCAAAAAGTTCTTCTTCTGTAGTACATAAAATTTTGCAAGTTTTCCAATCGTTCTCGTTGTCTCTTCCACCGACTTCAATCATAAAGCCGTTATCGTAACGATAAATTGTAAATGATTCATTTACTTTCGTTAGTTTAGTTAATTTATTTGCCATGTTATTCTCCTTATTTGTTGCTATACAGTTTATCATTGAATGTTACTTTATCAATGAGATCTGGGCATTTGTCTGCTATTGTATCAATTTCCCAGTCATTAGGGAAATGTCGTAGTGCGGCCCTTGCGCGGTCTCTGATTAAACTTGGTACACGTGGTGTACGACCAGGATCACACAATTCCTCTAATAATTTCTTACCGGCTTTTATAGCACGATAACGTTCGTCTGGTAATGTCATAGTGTTATCCTAAGATAGGGGCCGAAGCCCCCATTTTGATTAAGACTTGTTTTGTCTAGCACGAATCATTGCTAGAATGTCTTGTGCTTTGTCACTACTTGTTGCTTTTGGAACTTCTACTGGAGACGATGCTGTCGCAGTTGCTTCTTCATCCCAAGGTGCGTTTGAAGATTCTGCTACGGGTGCTGTTACGGGTGCTCTAGTTTCAGTAGTAGCTGATTGTTTTTCCGCTGTCGCTCCTGCAGGTGCTTCAACACCATATGGACGATAATATGCACCCCAACGCTCAACGTCATATGGTTGACCGTCTACTGATGCTTCAAACATTTCCTTGATGATACGCAATTCTGCTTCACCGGGCTTTTTAGGCAAGAAGTCTGCCAAGTTGAATAAGCCATGTGCTTCAATTGCCGCTGCCTCTGCTTCTGATAATGCAGACTCTTTACGTGCCCAATTACTTGTTGAGTAATCAGCATAGCCACCTTTACTTGTTTTCTTAATATTGAAATCAAGACCACGCAAGTAATCTGTTGGCAATTCTTCCATCTCTGGATCCATCAAACTAGATTTGATGATAGTAAAGATTTGTGGACTGATAACAAATCTACGAATCGGGTTCGCAGGTGTTTTGTCATCACCTAATGGGTTTTGTTTTACAAAACCTTGGAAGAGATAACTACGCTTCTTCCAATACTTGTTTGCCATTTCTTTCAATGTTTCGTCTTTATACCAAGGACGAACTTCTGCCAAGATAGGGCAACTATCACCATACATTTCTACGCATGGTACTTGAACGTCAATACGCTTAACGTTTGGATCGCCCTTAACGCCATTGAATGGCAATTTAATGATTTGACGCTCAACCCAGAAGAATTCATTCTTCGTATTACCGTCTGGCAAGAAACGAATTGTGGCTGTTGTGCCTTCGTCTATATTCCAGTGGGGGTAGATTGAGTTATCAGATTGGGTGTTAGAACCCTTTTGCTGTTTGTTTTCTTGTGCTGAGATGCGAGCACGAATTTCTGCTAATGATGCCATGATTTTATTTCCTTATAAATTGAGATGGTCTCGTTTTTTATATTCGCCACTTCCCTATGAAATGACTAACACGATGAGAGAGTATAGCATTGCTTTCTCGTTATGTCAATAGTATTTATGCCAGATATGGTAAACCTCACCTTTTAAGTGAGGTTTTTGAGAACTTATTTACCCAATAATCGTTTGATCGTATCGAGGTCTTCTTGTCCTTCTTTGACTTTTTCTTTGTCAAGAACCTTCTTAGCATCATCAGCCATCTTCTTAGGAGTGATTGGTGTTGCCTTACCTTCTGGGCCCTTTTTATCTTCGCTCTTGTCCATTTCTGTTACATCTCTTTGCTTAATTCTATTTTTAAGAGCCATTATATCTTGTTTATTGACTTTACCCAATTTAGTAATTCGTTTAGTAGAACCATACGAATCTAATGGGTCATGACCGATGCTATGATTATGTCTTGTGAAATGCGAGCTAGGACCTTGTTCTAACGTATCAGCAATCTTATCACCAAACTCTTGTCGTATTTGATTGATTACGTCATCTGGATCAGGTGCATCATCATCATAACCTATTGGATCAGTAGCATCTCTATATTGACTAATTAAATCATCCAATCGTGAACGTTGTTCAATGCTAAGTCCTTCTGCTACAGCTTGCGGAGACATACCAATAAAGTTTTCATTTGTACCAACTAGTTTACCGATATTGTTGTTCTTAACTTTCTCAGTAGGACCTAACTGACCTACACGCTTTTGGTTAGCATCTAAATCTTCTGATACATCTTTTTCTTTATCACTAAATTTAGCACGAATGTTTTGCATTTTCTTTTCGCTAGCATGTTCTTGTCCTGCTTTACGTAGTGCATCCATGCCATCTTTGCCATACTTCTTATCACCCAAGTATGCTTGTAATGCACTTTCATCTACTTCTTCATCTTTTGGCTTAGCCATATTTGGCTTGCCGTGTTGTGCATGTGATGGGATGCCAGCTTTCTTTTGTAAGTCTTTTAATAAATCTTCTTCGCTTCCGCCACCTAATTTATCAAATACTTTGCTACCAACTTTCTTAACCGTATCTAACATACCTTCAGGAATGCCAATTGGGTTATTACTTGTTAGACTTTCTTCTTCAGTTAAATCATCTGCTGGAGCATCTTCAGCACCACCTTCGCCTGCATCGCCGGCTGTGTCACCATCTTCTTCTTCACTAGCTTCACCGCCATCGCCACCTTCTAATAAACTATCAGCCCATTCAGCTAATGCATTAACTTCTTTCATCTCACCTAAGTTCTTTTGTAACTTAGATAATATTGGCATTACACTTTCAATGCGTGGGTCTAATGTTTCTTGCACAAACAATTCATTCAAATTACTTGTATCAGTATCATCTTCCATTAACGGTGGAGTCCATGATTCAAAGTACGCTTCGTAACCACGCTTACCAGTCATTCTACTTAATGATTCACGCAAACCTTGATAGTGATTGATTGCTTCATTAACTAACTTCTGTGCTGATTCATTGAATTGACCATTACGTGTAGCACGTACAAAGCCAGCCATCTTTTGATATTCTTCACATAGACCTTGAATATGTCCCCAGCGTTCATCATTAACTTTGCCACCTTCAGCAATATGTCTAGCATACACACGTGCAATGCCAGGCTTCTTAGTGTCAAGTAAGAATCTCTCACCCATTTGATTCTCTAAGAAAATCTTATTGATGTTACGATAACGTTGTTCACCTTCTTCAATTTGACGACTGTGTTCAATAACAATCTTAACGCTAGGTATATTGTCGCTGTAACTGCGGCTCTTACCCATTGCGTGGTAGCCTTCTGATATTTTGTCTTTTTTGTTCATGTGGTTTCTCCGTGCCATGTCGCCCTCTAAATGGGATCTGTCTTTTAATTTCCAACTAAGTTGATTATGCATTGCCCAAGACTTTAACTGTTTCAATAATCCGGTCCAACTGTCATCATATCCTATATCAGGAGTTGATCCGGCTGGACTATCTGTTACCTCATCACTATAATAAACTGTCAACGCATGGTTGTCATCAATCGTAGCAAAAACAGTTCCATAATCTTCTCCGTCCTTACTAAAGGTGAATTTGAATACATCAGCTTCATCTTCTACTGGAGTAACATTTCCTTCAGCATCTAATGGTTTTGGCTTATATTTTGACAGTCTTTTATAAAGTTGTCGGTTTAGGGTTTCTGTATTAATTGGCATGATAATATATTTATCTCAAGTATTAACTAATCACGGCAAAAAATGGCAAGGGAGCTATCATCTCATCGTGGTCACGTATTTGATTCTCTAAATCAAAGTGATAGTCACCTAACTGCTGTAACATACGTGTTACTAGTAAACTAGCCATTATCAAGTCATCTGTATCACCAATTTTAGCGGCATAACTGCCACCATGTGCTACAAATGCTTTTAATTCACTTATAAGACTACGACTATTTACGGTCATTTTCTTGCTTTCAACCAATGTTTTGAACTTAGCGCAACTTGCTAGTTTACTTTTATTAGTTGTGTTGAATCCTTTACGTCCTTTACCTGCTTCACTGATAAAGATGCCCGGGATGTTGCTTTCCCCGTATTCGTTTAATGATACAATAGCGGCTTCTCCGATGCCATTACACTCAATACTGTAATAGATACTATTGGGTTCACCTGTACATTCTGCTATGTATTTGTTGATTTGTGCTAGTAGTTTAATCTGACTAGGAATGTCCGTTTTATTATGCTTCCACTCACCAATTTGAGTAGTAGTGTTTGCTTCAAAGATTTGTATTGCGGCTGGGTCACCACCTGTACCAAGACTTGGATCTAATCCTACACAATAGATATTACCTTTCTTGGGCTGTTGATACCAGCGAACTTGTCCTATGCGACTGACAGGCTCTATGCCTTCCATTGCAATCAAAGTGTTTGGATTGATTAGTGTTTCGTCAGCAATAATGAACTCACAACCAATCTCTCGGTTGAAACGATCCTCACCGAGCTGTGCTTTCATTTCATCTGCCCACTTTTGATCTCGTCCTGGTTGCTCGTTCCAGAATGCTCTGTATGACCTAAAGCCGTTAACACCTAGTTCTGTAGTGTTGCCAAACTCATCTTCGGTCTTGTTAGCACCTTTCCAGATATAAGCAAATTGATCCTCGTCACTGTTAGGAGTACTTGTGATAATTGCTTTACCACCAGTTGACAATGTAGGAGTAATAGCTGTCCAGAATTCTTTAGCGATACTTGGTCGAACGAACGCAAACTCGTCCAGATATAATAGTGTAATAGACATACCACGACCTGTATTTTCAGTAGTTGTTGCTGAAACGATACGTGATCCATTCTCAAAGTCTAATGAGCCTTTGTTGTATGTTGTTACACCTGCTTTAATGTGATCGGGGCAGTTCTCATATGCATAACGAATACGTTGCATAATCTCCTGAGCACCTGTGTATTTGTGTGCCGCAACTAAGATAGTAGAATCAGGTACAAACATTGCGTACCAAAGCAAGTAACCTGCGGCTGAAGTTGACTTACCTGATTGTCGTGGCATCAATGAGATTGAGTAGCGATATCTATGATAGGTATCAATCAATCGTTCCTGATAGGGCCAAGGGTGATACAACATAGAACCCTTTGTAGGATGTTGTATATAGAAG